TTTACATTTAGAGTAGGTCCACTAGATACAAATCAGTATGCAAGAATGGACATGGAGATTCATGACATTGATACTGAACTACCGATAGAAGAACAATTAGAGGAAGCTGGATTAACTTTAGATAAAGCGTACAAAGCAGTACACGATAAAGTAGATGGTGAAATTAGGAACATCCTAAAGAAGGGTAAAAAGAAGGATGGAGAGTGAGCACGTTAGAGCTATTGTTACAGAACAGTTTTTAGCTGAGAGAGAAAACCAAGAAGGTAAATGGGGCGAGCAACTTCAACATACCGATGAGTATTGGACAGTTATATTAGCTGAAGAGTTTGGAGAAGTAGCCAGAGAAGTTTACGAGAACAATACAAAAAACTTATATGATGAACTTATACAATGTGGGGCTGTATGCATGGCATGGGCTGAAGCTATACAGAAAAGAAACATAAATAAGAACATTGAAAAAGAGGATGATTTAACATGAAAGATTCTGCAAAAGAAATATTTAATAGTTTACTAAATGACAAAAAAGTCAAAGCGACTACAGGCGATGACAATGATTTTGAATATGGTAAAATACCTTTTAATATTCCACAACTAGATAAAATTACAAAAGGCGGCATACCTAGAAAAAGATTTACGCTTTTATTTGGTGGGTTTTCATCTGGTAAATCTTATGTAGCATCACAACTATGCAAAACCGTGCAAGAAGATGGCGGAGTGGCTGTATGGATTGATTTAGAAAAATCATGGGATAGTGACTGGATGACTAAAAGCGGTTTAAATGTTAAAGAAATGATTGTGTATAATCCTGATACTTCGGAAGAAGCGTTCAAAGCTGTTAGAAATTCTTTACAAGCTGGGGCAGATATAGTGGTCATGGATAGTGTAGCAGGTCTAGTGCCTAATGATATTTATACCCATGAAGATGGAATAGCTTATAGCCCGATTGCATGGCAATCTAGAGCATGGAATCAAATGTTAATGCGAATTATACCTGAATTAAAACATGGAGGAGCATTTGTCGCTATAAATCAAACAAGAGGAACTATGGGTAATGTTCAAATGATGGACACTATGCCCGGCGGAGAGGGTCAAAAATACTTTGCACATTGCTGTATGCACTTTGCTAGAGGCTCTTGGTTAACTAAACCCGGTAAAAGTGGTTCAAAGAACATGGCAGACAGGATGGGGTTTGAGATAAACGCTAGATTATTAAAAGATAAGTTTGGCGGGGAGAAGTTTGAACAAGCAATAATACCTTTTAAGTTTGATGGTGGTATCGATATGATTGAAACTTATATCAGAGTGGGTTTAGAGGAAGGCACTATTGAACAACGAGGTGCTATGTATGACTATGATGGAAAGAGTTTTAGAGGAATGAATGCAGTAGTGACATGGTTTAAAGAAAACCCAGATAAATATGAGGAGCTTGTAAATGCCACGAAAGAGTCATACCTTGCAGGAGACTCTGATAGCGAGAGTGCTTGACGAGATAGGATTAAGATATACATGGCAAATGCCTGTAGGTAAATATGTCCCTGATTTTATAGTAACAGAAATAAATGTTATAATAGAAGCAGACGGTCCGTTTGGACACTTTGCAAAAAGAGATGCTGTAAGGGATGAGTATCTACAAAAAGCTGGATATGAAATAGTCCACATTAAAGAAAAAACATACAAAGATATAAAGGCAAAAATATGTCAGGAATTGAAGCTATAAATAATTTAAATAAAAGCAAATCTACTACTGTTAAAAGAACTAAAAATCAAGATAGATGGTTGTTAAAATCAATTGACAATGTTTTAAGTAGAAAGAACAGCCCACCAACAAAGGGTAAATTTTACCCGTCTTTATTTGGAAACCCTTGCGATAAATATTTATATATGGCTTACAATGGTTTGCTAGACTGGGACTCAATAGATGCTAGGATTCAAAGAATATTTGATCACGGAAGCACATTTGAGGGACGCATGAAAAAATACCTAGAAAAAGCAGAGCTATATATTGATGATGAAGTGTCAGTTAAAAATGAAAACCCGCCTATATCAGGGCGTATAGACTTTATAATTAAGCATGACAAACACACAGATGCTTTGTTAGAGCTGAAAACAATAAAGAATGAAGACTTTCATGATCTTAAAGAAGCTCCAAAACACGAACATATGATACAACTACAGATATATCTTAACTTAACTGATAGAGATTACGGTGTGGTTATGTATGAAAACAAGAATGACCAAAATCTAAAAGCATTTAAAGTTGACAGAGATAAAAAAGTATGGGATGATATACTAAAACGATGTGAAAAAATAATGACAATGACCACGGAACCTGAAACATGCACAGGCATGTGGTATTGTAAGTGTAAAAACAGGAGGAAAGAATGACAAGTAAATGGTCTTATCAAAATGCTATAGACTATGCAAAACAAGAGCGTAAAGAACACCCTGTACCTTGGGTTAAAATAAGTCAAAACGCAGATGAGGACTTAGATTTTGCAGATGTAATTACTGCTGACAATAAACAGCTAGCAGTATTTATGTCTATCTACGGAGGTAACAAAGCCGTACTAGAACAAATTGTTGCAACGCATGAAATGAAACTTGGTGCTATGAAAGCACAGTTTGATGAGGGTTATAACGTGGCTTTTGCTGATGTTATGAGAAATGCTGTTGGTAAAAAACCTACAAGAGATGAAGCACGTGGAATTATTATGAGCACTAATAAAAGTTTAGCAGAGTTATTTAAAAGAATGACTGAAATGGAGGCTGCAAAAGTTTACGAAGAGGGCAGACTTAGATTATACACTCAATGTTGGAACACAATATCTAGAGTTGTAGCCTTAAGAACTGCTAGATTTGATTAAAACTTAGTATAATAATAGTAGGAGGATACTTATATGATGGGCAAACTAAGACCACAGATATTTTTAGCAATCATAGTGTTAGGACTTTTGAGTGCGGTGGGGGTATATTTTGGATATACAGAAATAGCCACAGGATGTACAGGTGGAATTATAGCACTAGGTATGAAAGTATTAGAATCAGAATAAATAATAGGAGAAAGACATGACAAGTAAAGATATAGCAAAAGGAATAGCAAAGAGTTTACCAGTGGTAGGAGCACTTGCAGTTGGTGTAGGAGCTACTATAGCTGTGTTTAAAAGAGATACACTAGAAGATAAAGTGTATGACAAATTATCATCCAGACAAATCATTAAAGAAAACATACCTCTACAATAAAGATTATGAAACATGTAGGGGTAGACACGTCTAGCAAGGCAATTCATATTGTTGTGTTAGATGGAGATGAAAATTTAATAAAGACATATAAAGCTGAATGCAGCATTAAAAAATCATTTAAAGACAGGTTTCCAGAACTAATGGATAACTTTGCTAGGATTTTAGTAGAAGATATTAACATAGATACTGTAGATTATGCTGTAATCGAAGAACCCATATTTGCACAGAATAGAAATGTTGTGCGTATTTTATCTGAAGTTGTAGGAGCAGTGTGGGGTACCATTTGTTTAAGTGATATATCTGCACAACTAGTAGATAATGGCACATGGAAGAAAAATATATTAGGTAGTGGCAAAGCTACAAAAGATGATATAATGAAATATGCAACAGAAAAATGGGGAGACAACTTTCCAGAGCAAGATTATGCTGACGCAGCTTGCATAGCGTTATATTCAGTAAAGGAGAACAAAGATGGCGGCACCTAAAGGTTATAAAAAAACCACAGGGCAAAAAGGTAAAACATATTTTTATGATAAGCCTGAGCCTAAAGATACTAAAGTAGAAGATAAACTACCAAAAGGTATGACGGCTGAAGAATTTAAAGCTAAATACGCTAAGGTTGTATGGTGTGATTATTACAGATGTATGCATAATGTACAACCTGAAGGAGCTAAAAGAACAATAGCAACCTTATTAGAAAATCCTGAATACAAACCCCTTGGTCCGAAAGATGCAATGATTCAAGGTATATGTAGTAAAGCTGAAATAGGTATTAAATTTAAAACGATATCTACAACAGGTGGAATAAAACACAAAGTCCCAGAATGTTTTAACGCAGCGGGCAATAAGAATAAACAAAGTATGGACTTTAGTAAATTATTACAATCAGACGGAAGTCCATTTGGAGGCAGCATTGAATCAGGAAACGCTGATAGTGGATGGTCTAATGCTGCATATATGTAATGCCAAAAAAATTACCAAAAGCCGCAAAAGAGCGAGCATTAAAATTATACCTATCTGATAGTTACTCTGCTAAAGAGATAGCTGATCAAGTAAGTGCTGAACAAAAAGTTGTTATGAGTGAACAAACTATATATGCTTGGATAAGACAAGATGATTGGAAAGAGAAAAAGGCACAGACTCAAGCTAAAGCTATGGAAAAAATGCAAGAAAGAGAGGCAATGAATATAGCAAAACTTACAGAAGAACACTTTGAATTGTATGGCTCAATAAAAAATAAAGCCATGAATGAATTACAAGGTTTAGAGTTTGAAAGAGCTTTTGATGCTGTAAAAGCTGCTGAAGTGGGTTTATCAGGACAAAGAGAAACTGCAAAAGGATTAGTTAATTTAAATTTTGTACAAGACTTAATACAAATTTTAGTAGATGAGATAGATGATCCAGATTTAACAAATAGGATTGCTATGAAACTAAAAGCAAAAATGGGGGAACATGAGTCAGAAGGATGATATAACCACTTATGAAAAAGCCTTTGAACTATTAGCAGAAGGACTACAAAAAAGTAACAAATATAAAGTGGGTAGTTTTTGGGAGTTTACTAGAGACATATGGTCTGCAGGTTTTGAACACCCTGAGTATTTTAAAGCGTGGCATGTAGGTAAACTTACTGAAGAAGTAGAAAAATGTGTTGAGGATAATTTAAATTATTTAGCTATTTTACCCAGAGCACATTTTAAATCTACAATATTAGGACATGCATTTAGTATTTGGAGGAGTTTAAAAGTACAAGGTAGTACAAATATTTTATATTTATCTTACAGCGATACGATGGCTAAGTACCACATATCTGAAATAAACAAAGAGGTTAATCGTAATCCAATATTAAAAGACATGATGACCAACAAAGCTCCTAAAGCTGATTTTACGTTTAGATATGATACGGGTAATGGTGGTAGTGCTGAAATATTACATGGAGGACTGTTTTCTTTCAAAAGAGGTATGCACGTTAATGGGGCACTAATTGCAGATGACATATTAAAAGACCCTGAAAGTCCTTTGGCATTAGGGCAAATGAATAAGATTGAGGACCACTTTTTAACAGAATCTTTATTCATACCTAATCAAGGAGTGCCTGTTGTGATAGTAGGTACCCCAATGATGCCGGGAGATTTACTTACTGTATTAGAGAAAGATGATAGATTTATGACAAGAAAGATGCCAGCATTAGACCCAGAACCGGGTAGAAGAGTGTTGATGCCAGAGCTATATAGTGAAGAATGGTTGTTGGAACAACAGAAAGCTAAACCTAAATCATTTGCATCGGAGTTTTTACTACAGCCACACTTTAATACAGAGGCTTATTTTGATTCTGAGGATATAACAAAGTGTGAGGACGCAACTTTGAGATCCTTACCTACAACTAGAAAATATGATTTTCCAGAAGATGTAGACGTGTTTGCAGGATTTGACGTAGGTAAAAAAAGACACCCATCACATTTAGTCGTATTTAAAAGAATAGGTGAACGCATAGAACAGATACATCAATCATGGTTAGACGGTTGGGATTATTCAGAACAAATTGAATATCTAAACGAAGCTGCAGAAAATTTTAGTATTACAAAGGGTTATATCGATAACACTCGGGGCGAGCTTGAAGATAGAGGCTTGAACAGGGTTTGGCATCCTTTATCATTTTCTTTAAAAGCAAAAAACAACATGGCTCACATTTTTGAACAATACGTGCATTCTGATAATTTATTTTTAATTAAGGATAGTAGACAACGTGAACAAATACTATCAGTCAACAATGAACTAAAAGCTCCAGAGACTCCAATGGGTCACGGGGACGCTTTCTTTTCTATAGCAATGGCGTTACAAGCGGCATACGAAACAGGCATATATAACATGCAAGCTGTGGGTGATTTACAAGAGTTTGTGCATGATATAGATCCATCATTAAAATATCAAAATATAGACAAAAATAAGCCAGAAAAGTTAATCGATTTTAATAAAAACGTGTATAATGATAATAGCAAAAACTTAGAAGCACCCAACCCAAATTGTACAGAGGACTTCTGTGGTCCAGCACTATGGGTGCCTGCTAGGGGTTTGTGTCTTTACTGTAATTATAAAAAATCGTAGAAACCATAGGAGGTTCATTTTGGTCACATTAACACAACAAGCAGAAACAGTAGCGTCAAAAAGATATTACTTAAAAGATGAATCAGGTGAACCTGAAGAAACTGCAAACACATTACTAGAAAGAGTAGCAAAAGCTATCGCATCTTCTGAAAAATTATATGGTAAATCAGACGCAGATATAGAGCTAACTACAAAAGAATTTTATGACATGATGACAGAGTTAAACTTCATACCTAACTCTCCGACACTCATGAATGCTGGCACAGAACAGGGCACATTGTCCGCATGTTTTGTATTACCGTTAGAAGACAGCATGGAAGATATTATGAAGGCAGCTCACGACATAGCTATGGTACAAAAGTTTGGTGGTGGGACAGGTTTTGCTTTAAGTAAACTACGACCACGAGGCGATAAGATAAAGACCACACATGGTATTGCATGTGGTCCGATACAAGTATTACAGACACTATCTAGAGTATCATCTATGATTACACAGGGTGGTAAAAGAGATGGTGCGAACATGGCAGTAATGTCAGTATACCACCCAGACATATTAGAGTTTATTGATTGTAAAAAAGTAGAGGGTGATATACATAACTTCAACATATCAGTAGGTGTAGACTCTAACTTTATGAAAGCTGTAGAAGCTAATCTTAATTACCCACTGATTAATCCAAAGAGTAAACAAGTAGTTGGTGAACTAAATGCAAAAGAAGTATTTGATAAGATGGTATATGGTGCATGGAGAAATGGTGAACCGGG